ATCTGCATTAGGTGGGCTTGTTGGTGGTTACCTTGGTGGCAAAGCCGGAGAGGCAATGGCCAAGCCCGAGGCTCGTGCCGTGGGTGGCCCAGTCAGCAAATCAACACCGTACCTGGTTGGTGAAGATGGCCCAGAAATTTTTGTGCCCAAAGCCGCTGGAGACATTGTACCAAACAACCGACTCAGCACAGGCGCCGCCATAGGTGGCAACTTCTCCACGGCCATTGATGAGATGTACAAGGATGTAAAAACACAAGAAAAAACTCTTGATGTAGACACTGTGCGTCAGAAACATTTTAGTGATTTACAAAAGCGTTATTTTGATACCTATGGCGGTTTCATGAAAGATGTTATTGAACAAGTTGACAATAACGATCCCAAAGATTCATCATCTAGCATAGGACGCATGTTCTCAGGCTTGTTTGGTGGCAGTACCGGATTGCAAATGCCAGCTGGCGCTGGCATGACCAGTATGGGTGGTGCACAAGGTATGCAAGGCCCTGAAAGTCATTCGGCTGTAGGTGGTGGAGGACAAGGTATCAATGCACCAAAATTAGCATCTGTTCGAAGCAAAACAGGCAAGTCAGCTGAGGTCAATGCAGAATATGCACCGCGTTTCCAATCTCTTATTGATTATCTTGATTCAATTGGCTATGAAATCAACAGTCTTGGTGGCTATGTAGATCGTGACGTGCGTGGCAAACCTGGGGTCAAAAGTGTACATGCCAAGGGTGGTGCTATAGATATTAACCCTGGATCAAATCCAATGGGCGGGCAACTCATGACTGACCTGCCAGAAAACATCTCTGCTATAGCAAAAGGATTAGGATTGGGATGGGGCGGTAACTGGGCATCGATCAAAGATGCAATGCATTTTAGTGTGGCTGCCAATGAAGGTGGAGATATAAAACTCAGCGATGGCGGAGTTGCAGTTGGACCAAATAGTGGATACCGAGCCACATTACACGGCGAAGAGGCAGTGATTCCATTGAACAACGGCGGTGGAAATTTTGTAAAACTATTTGAATCGATGGCTGACAGCAATAGTAGAATGGTTGGCATGTTGGAAGAACTGGTTCGAGCACAAAAGAACGGTAATGATATATCCAGCAAGATGTTGCGTATGCAAACATAATCACGGTAAATAAACTACTATGGCAGATAAACAACAAGGTTCGTGGCGCAAGTATTTCAAGGTTGCAGACAACTCTGGAATGCAAAGTCCTATATCAGGATCAAATCAATTTGGTTTACCAAACTACCCCAGGAACGATGGCAACGGTGGTTCGGCACAGGCAGACTTTGTGTTTCGCAACTATGCGTCACGATTGCCAGAAGTTTACTCAGGCCACCCCAACCGTGTGGAACGCTACAACCAGTATGAAAACATGGACATGGACTCGGAAGTCAATGCCTGTTTAGACATCATTGCTGAGTTCTCTACACAACTATCAGAAACAAACGGCACACCATTTGATGTAAAATACAACGACAAGCCCACTGATCACGAGATTGAAATTATCAAGAAGCAGATGCAACAGTGGGTCAAACTAAACAAACTGGACCAACGCATCTTCAAACTGTTCCGCAACACCATCAAGTACGGTGATCAAGTGTTTGTGCGTGACCCAGAAACATTTGAAATGTACTGGGTTGACATGAGCAAGATCATGCGTATAATTGTGAACGAATCAGAAGGCAAGCGTCCTGAACAGTATGTGATCCGTGACATTAACCCCAATTTCCAAAACATGACTGTGGCAGCCAAGACCACCACAGACTACATGACCAACCCTGTGACAGGTACCATATCAGGCAGTAGCAACTACACCATGCCTAACGGTGGTGCAGGTGGTGGCGTGGGCAACAGTCGTTTTATGCAGGCCATGAACGAAGCCACAATAGATGCCAAGCACGTGGTGCATTGCAGTTTGAACGAAGGCTTGGATGTGTTCTGGCCGTTTGGACGCAGTATACTAGAACAAATTTACAAAGTTTACAAACAAAAAGAACTGCTGGAAGACGCTATTCTTATCTATCGCGTGAGCCGTGCGCCTGAGCGTAGAGTGTTTAAAATTGACGTGGGCAACATGCCCAGTCACTTGGCCATGCAGTTTGTGGAACGTGTCAAGAACGAAATGCATCAACGTAGAATCCCTACCATGACCGGCGGCGGCCAAAACATGATGGATTCCAGTTACAATCCGCTATCAATCAACGAAGATTACTTCTTTCCCCAAGGACAAGACGGTCGCGGCAGTTCAGTAGATGTACTACAAGGTGGCGCAAACCTAGGCGAAATTGACGATTTAAAGTACTTTAACAACAAGATGGCCCGTGGTTTGCGTGTGCCCAGCAGTTACTTGCCAACAGGCCCTGACGACTCAGACCGTGCTTTGAGCGACGGAAAAGTAGGCACAGCCCTTATACAAGAGTACAGATTCAACCAGTATTGTGAACGTTTACAGGCCTTAATTGCCCAAAAACTAGACGACGAATTCAAGATGTTCTTGAAGTGGCGTGGGTTTAACATAGACTCGGGCCTGTTTAGTTTGGGCTTTAATGCACCTCAAAACTTTGCAAGTTACCGTCAAAGTGAACTGGATAACACACGTATACAAGCGTTTATGCAGTTGGAACCCTTGGCCTATATGTCAAAACGATTCTTGCTTGAACGCTTCTTAGGCCTGACTGAAGGCGAAATCAAAGAAAACGAAGACATGTGGCGCGAAGAGCGTGAAGATCCCGAACTCAAAGTTGCTGGCAGCGATTTACGTGCTGTGGGTATTAACCCAGGCGCTATGCAAACAGACATTGAAACTGGTGAAGAAATTGGACAGATGGAACCAGCAGGTGTAGGCACACCAGAAGTAGGATCAGCACCAGCAGGTCCTGTAGTGCCCGGAGGAGTGGGCGGCGCGGGCGCTCCGGCTGCATAAATATCAACATGATACTAAATGAATTTTGGCACAAAGATCCTGAAGCCTATCAAGATCTAGCACAAGACAACAGCCAAACACAACTGGGCGATTTGCGCAAAACGCATCTAACTCTACGTCAGTTAAACAAACTGCGCAAGATGAATGATGTGCGCACAGTTGAATACAAAGAGAAACTCAAATTGGTGCGTCAGCAGTATGCACCGGCTCCCGAAGCCCCGGCGATGTAATTTATCGCCATTTTGGCCCCATAAACCGCTACTTTTTCTCCTCCTGTGTAAATAACAGCACACTTTACTTACAGGAGTTTCCTTATGAACAGATTTGAACAATTGATCGAATACGTGATCAATGATGAAGAAGCAAAAGCTCGCGAACTTTTCCATGACATCGTTGTGGCCAAGAGTCGTGAAATTTACGAGAACTTGATGCAAGAAGAAGCCGAAGAAGACCTTGATGAGTCTGCTGAGGAAGAACTTGACGAGTCCGAAGAAGAAGAACTTGATGAAGACGCCATGGGCGGTGACGCCAGTGACGACTTAATCGACAACATCGAAGCCGATGAAGAGCAAGACATGAGCATGGAAAGCGAAGAATCAGACGCTGAGTTTGACGACGGCGCTGAAGAAGCCGGTGATGATCTTACTCATGACATCGAAGACATGCATGACGAAGGCGGCGGCGAGCCAGCATCTAAAGACGACATCCTTAATCTTGAAGACAAATTGGACCAGTTGATGGCTGAATTTGAAGACTTGATGGGCGGCGACGACATGGGCGACGGCGACGGATTTGGTCCTGACGAAGGCGGCGACGCTATTGAAATGGACGACACAGGCGAAATGATGGAAGCAATTTCATTGAAAGCCGCTCCAAAGCCAGTTACATCTGAAGAAGGTGGTGTTAACAAGAAGTCTACTGTGGCTGCTAATGCAGGTGCAAAAGGTCCAATTGGCAACTCAGTCAAGCCAGTACACGCTGGTGGCGAAGGTGGTGGCAAGCATGATGCAGCCGGCGCTTATAGCAACCAAACCAAAGACTTGATCGGTGACTTTCAGAACAAGGCTGGCAACAGCATGAAAGGTCAAAAACCTGCTACCAAGCCACACTTGGCACAAGCAACAGGTGTTAACACAAAGAGCCCAGTTGCTCGCGGTTAATACATGAAAACACTAAGAGAACAACTTACCTTTAACCAGGCCAATATTCAGGTTCTAGAAGAATCTGGACCAGATGGCCAGGGTAAGCACCTCTATTTGAAGGGCATTTGTATTGAAGGCAACAAGCGCAATGCAAATGACCGCGTCTATCCAATGCACGAAATCAGCAAGGCAGTTAACACAATTAATGAGCAGATCAAAAGCGGTAACTCAGTGTTAGGTGAAGTGGATCATCCGGATGATTTGAAAATTAATCTAGATCGTGTGTGTCACAGTGTTGAAGGTATGTGGATGGATGGCGATGCTGGATGCGGCAAA